TTGATGAAACCTACACGCCCTACCCATACCTGAACCAGAACCGCGTATGTTCTGAGTGCAGTCCATACACCGTACTGCTTGCACATCTTCTACAGGTACATCCTTGTCAGGGCGATCTGTGTCTGAGGACCAACAGGTAGGTGCAGTAGGGTTATCACTATCGTACACGCCTTCGTAATATGCGCGAGATATCTCCGCTGCATTTACTATGACTGCATCAAGTGATGTAGCCGTATCGCCATCAGGTAGCGTAAACACGTTGCCCCCTGTGCTAATACGGCTAAAGCGTTCCGACATTATTGTGGTCCCATTTCTTCGGGAGTAAACATTTCTAACTGCTCCCCATCGCCATCGTTATACTTTTCAGCCAACAACGCGTCTTGCAGCTTAGATATGTTAAACCTGTACGTATCATTCAGCTTAATGAATGTGCTATCAGGGATACGTCCCTGTCTAAGCCACGCCCGTACTGTGGACACAGACACTTGAAAGTGCTTTGCCACGTCTTCAATCTTACTCAAATCTTGGGTCATTTTTTCCTCACAGATACAGTGTATTCCGAATCCACGTTTAACCCTCTGGGTACGAGGTCGGGGTTTTCTTCCAAGAATTGTTTTACGTTAGTCTGGTTAAGCCGTTTCTCATAGAAGTGCGGCACGTCATGCTCCATGATAAAAGCGTTCATGCTTTCCCAATCGCTAGTCCAATACCGCTGCTTAACAGACCTGTAAAATAATCCTTCGGAAGTCCTAACACTATCTACTGCGTGTTCCTTGCAGTGAGATAGCAGAGCCTGTTTAATCTTATCCAACTGAGTAGACAGCGCACCGTCTTCATCTTTAAACTCTTTGGATAACTCGGCCCGTCTTTCGCGTATCTTAATGTACGCCCTAGTCAACTTATCGACTGTCACAGTCATTGCATCCTCCGTCTTTTGTTAGTAATAGTTTGTATATATTAACAATGTGTGTCTAGTCAAGCAAATCTTTGTATAAATCAATAATTTTTGAATGGACGCTAATACGCTGATCTAGCAGACTATAAATGCGTTTCTCAGCACTAGAACCCGCTAACTGTACCACCGTACATTTGTGAGTTTGCCCTGCGCGGTGAACCCTTGCGTTAGCTTGAGCGTAGGTTTCTAGTGAAGGTGTCGGCCCCCACCACACGACTGTATTTGCTGCGGTCAGTGTCACCCCATGTGCAGCGGCGGCAGGTTGGATAACCAAAATCTTAGGGTTATCTTCTGTTTGAAACCTTTGGAAAATCTCAGTACGTCTGTGTACTGGTACATCTCCACGTATTACCTCTGCGGATATTTTGTCTGCCCGTAGCTTTTCGGTAAGCAAATCTATGGTGTGCTTGAAAGGCACAAACACCAAAACTTTCTTGCTGCTCTCTGCTATTACTTCTTTGAGGACGCTGTACCTGTTGGAGATATCGAACTGAACTGTCTCTTTGTCATCGGTATAAACCGCACCACCCGATATCTGTAGTAACTTGCTCATTTGCACGGCGGCGTTTACTGCGGATATCTCTTCACCCGCTGCATTGGTAATCATTTTCTTGCGGAGTTCTTCATAGTAAAACTCTTGCTGCGTTGTTAGCTGCACCTTACGTTTCACGTACACCATGTCTGGTAAGTCCAGACATTCTTCTTTTGTAAAACGTATAGCAGGTTGTAGCGCATTGAATACTGTGTCGGTTGCAGTATCTCTTATCGCCCACTTCCACATAGTAGACTTATACATGACCATATCGCGGAACGCGCCAAAGAACCTAGGAACACCTAGCGGGTTTACCAACTTGGCTAGGCCGAAAGCATCTGTCGGAGACTGTGCAGCAGGAGTACCTGTCATTAGCCACAACCACGTATCAGTTTGTAGTAGGCGGTTAAGGGCTTTCCAACGCTTAGTCTGTGCGTTCTTATAGTGTGTAGCTTCGTCCACGATAATTAGATCAAAGCCACCAGAGGCTATAGCATCTTCTACAAGTTCTACACCTGCGTAGTTTATTACTACAAACTCGGCATCACCTTCTATAACTGCTTTGCGCTTAGACTTGGAGCCATAGGCAACGTCCACCCTGCGGTGCATTGCAAAGCTAAACATATCGTTACGCCACGCGCTATCCATAATAGATAGGGGGCATATGACCAACACACGGTTAACCTTGCCTTGGCTTATAAGGTAGTCAGCCGCCCATATAGCACTAGCTGTCTTGCCTGTACCCTGTTCGTTAAAACAGAACGCACGTTTATTTAACGTGAGAAACGCTGCTGTCTTTTTCTGATGGTCAAACGGCGTGTACTGGCCTGTCCATTTGTAGCGTCTACTGATCGGAGACGGTGCCTTTATCCCTACACTACGTAGCGTATGTACCTCGTCTATGCCCCAGTGTACTATCACTTCGTCACCCTTTAACTCTTTGCTTTTGGGTATTACAGAAGTGATCTGTTTTGGGTGGACTACTGGTATTACCAGAGCCTTGTCCTGTAGTATTTGCATGTTGTTCTCCTACTAGGACGCGTCCTAGGACTTTCTTCTTTTAGGGCTACTCATAGCACCCCCTGCGGCTCGGTTCTTTTTACGGCTTTGGACAGTTACCCCGTCCTTATTCTTGCCACCTTTACTTAATGCCTTCTTGTGGGCGATATCCTTGCCCTCGCGCTTGTCGGCTTTGCCGTTTTTGTTGGCATCCTTGCCTGTCTTGTCCATCTTGCGCCGTGCGCGTTGACGCTCGGAACGCTCGTCAGTTTCACCACGCGCTTTCTGCTGCTGGTATTCTTTCTTATACGGGCGGGGCTTGTTCTTATATCCCATATCAATTCCTTCCGTTATGTACGCACTCTAACACAGCACAGTGGCGTCTGCATAACCCACTTGTTCGGGGGTTCCACACATCGTTATCGGCTGCACTTTGCATCTTACCATACTTACTGAGCCACTTCTCCCATAATGTTGAGCTGGAAGCTCTATGGTAGGTGTCTTTTACTATAGCTGTACACACAACAAATAGAAGTGCGGCCTTTACGGTATGTACGTTTGAAAAGTGTGCAAACACAGTCAGGGCCATAAGTTCAAGCTGCCCTTTGTCTGCGTACTTAGCGGATTTGCCTGTCTTGTAATCTACAACCCAAGCTACATCATCGTCTACTATTACCAAGTCTACTATACCACGGAACCAAACATTATCGTCAAAGAAACCACACGGTTCTAAGTCTGCGGTCAGCCCTAGCTTTTCTTCGCATAGCTTGCGCCCTTGCTTGGCGTTGAGGTTATCCATCGCACCCTGCGCGTAGGAATACTTCGCGGGTAAATCCTTACCGTCACGTACATGTTCTTCACAAGCCAAGTGAAAATCAGTGCCGTATCTCATAGCATCTGATTCAACTACAGGATACTGCTTGAGTATCTTCTCGTGGTAAAACTGCTTTGGACACTGCTCAAAGGCTTTGATCTTACTAAAAGACCACGGCGCAACGTCAGTCATACCCAACAGCCGCACGTAGGGGTGTAACAGTCTTACTGGATATGTTTAGACAAGCGTTAGGTGAATGACCTCCATCGGGTTCAACATCAAATCCAAGATAATAGGCCGCTGCAATTAACGCGCCATTAGATATGTATCCACCTTCTGCGGTCTTTTCTGCAAAGTGCTTTAGTTGGTAACTTGAATACTTACGGTTTATTGTAGCCCTTCGGCGGTTTTTAGCAAGCCAACGCGCAGCTTCCCTTACCTCATGTATACGTATGTCAGTGTTAACGTGTGCTTCTAGTTCACCTACATAAAACCCCTCCGCACGTAGTGCTGAAGCCTCATGTTTCTTTAAAACGCTGTTAAGGCTTTCCTGCGTCAATTCTGTTATATCAAGTTCCATCTATATACCTCCGCTGCTTGTCTCTTGACATTCTACTACATCATCACTCGCAAATCCTGTAAAACCAGAGCAAATACTGTCGCCACTACTGCTTACACAAACTATTGTGTGGGAACCCTCGTACAAAGGACAGCTATTGTTGTTTAGGGGTTGAGTACCCTCATTACCGTATGGCACTACTGCTACGTATTTAGTCATTATTCACACTCCCCATATGATTTAGCTTTACCGCTTTCGCAGTTGATAGGCAGTCCCTCGGCCCAATCAGGTGTCCAACGCATACAATCCTCTACATATCGCTGCGCTTCGTCCACCTGCTCGTCAGGAACGCAACAGGCTATGCTGTCGTGAACGGTTAGGACTACAGGGTATTTCTTAGCAATACGTAGCATTTGTTCACCAATAATGCAACGGGCTATACCTTGGCACACGTTCTCCACGACCTTGCCACCGTATAGTTTTTTGCGCCCTCGGCGTACCTTATAGGTGTACTCAACGCCCTGTGAGTTCTGGTAGCCCGACAAATCTTCGTAGTAGATATACAACTCAGAAGGTAGCTTTATACCAGACTGCTCCGCGCAGTATGAAACCATATTGGACACCCCGAAACGCCCCGAAACACCCTGCGCTAGTTGCTTCACCGCGTGGTGCGCTTCACGCCATAGTTGACTTATTCGCCAGTTGGCATCGCGGTAGATATTGATGATCCGCTTGGCCTCATTTGGACTAACTTCATGTCCAAAAGTCTTTAGTTGCATACCAAATTTCTCAGCACCCATACCATAGCCAGCCCCTAGGATTGTGGTCTTACCGATAAACCGCTGCGCTCCGGTAACTTCCTCTTCGGCACAACCGTATATCTGTGCAGCCATCTTGATGTAAACGTCCTCGCCTCGGGCAAAGGCTTCGGTCAAATCGTTTTGCCCTGCCAACCAAGCTAACACCCGCGCCTCAATCTGGGAACTATCTGCATCTATGACACTGTGGCCTTCGGGGGCAATAATGCTGTTCTTTAGTTTCTTACCATTGGCCCCACGGCTAGGCAGGTTTTGCAGGTTAATCTTATCTTGCCCACCCCAACGACCTGTATGTGCCGCATAGTATCGGATAGGCACAGGCAGAAGACCGCGCTTGGATATAGCTATGAACCTTTGAGTACGTGTCTCTTCTAATGTACTCTTGTTACCTAAGCGAGCCGCGACTAGAGACTGCACCCTATCGTCCTCATGTTCTTGTAGTTCTTTGAAAGCCTCGTCCGACTTGGCAAAGGCATAGGTTTCCTTGCCTGTCGTAGGGCTGATCTTTCTAGGGGGAGATACACCTAGTTCTTCTAGTAGCGTAGCAAACTTAGCATTACTCATCAGGTCTTTCTTGTCAGTAATGTTTGCGTCCAGTAGTAATTTGTCTTTACGATCTTTCACATCTTCAAGATGCTGCTCTAACAAACCTGTATCCAAGTCTAGGAAGGGTTCTATAAACATACGTAGGGTAAGGTCTATCAACTTTAGTTCCTGTCTGGGGAACGTCCTTACCATCTGCGAAAACAGTTCGTATGTTAGTTCTACGTCATTGATACAATAACGTGCGTAGTCACGTATTTCTTGCGTTGTAAAATCGACTAGGCGTTTACCTTTCGCCATAATAACTTCGTTGCCTTTGACACCAATACCGTATCGCTCGGACATAGCTTTAAGCGAGACACTGTGTTCTGTACCGTGCAAGGCTCTACCCATACACATAGTATCAAACCATGCTTTAGGCTTCACCCCATAACGCCAACTTAGTATCGCTCCGTCAAAAGCCGTGTTGTGTGCAATGACGCCAGTTTTTGCAAAGTCTACAGAACCTAATAGTTCCTTTACTTGCTTATCACCTTGCGCCCATTCGGTTGAGTTGGGGCCATGTTTCAGCCCCAACCCAATAACTTCAAACCTACGATCACGTATATATTCCTCTGTCGTTATCTTCGACAAAGAGAAGTCTTGCGCGTAATAGGTTTCAAAGTCTAACGTAACAAGGTTCACTTCTTTGTTACTTTCTTTAATGCTAACTCACCCGCACACGCCATGTAACCACAGGCGTCTATGTAGTTGTCAGGGTTATATTTGTTGGACTTGAGCCGTGCGATCTTCAACAGGGCCATCATCATCGCAACATCGGTGGGCGAGAAAGACCACTCACAATCGAAATACTGCTCCCACAGCATAGCTATGGCCTCAAAGTTATTCTCCATATCGCCATGCGTAGCTTCACGATCTTCGGTGACGTACTGCTTGGCGGTATCAAGGACACTGCTACGTGTGTATGTACCTTCTTTAGGTGGCTTGCCGCCCTTAGTCAGTTCGTAGGCAGAGTTGCTAATATTTTGCGAGTGTCGCTTAATCTTCTCGGCCTTATCCAGTTCGTAGGCAGCATCGGCAGAACCAATGCCAGACCAAAACGAACTATCGTCAACTTTTTGCAGTGGTTCTTTCTTCCAGAAATCATACTTACGCAACTTACCTACGTATGACACGCTACACCCAACTTTTTTGGCTATAGACTTATCTGTGTCAGTGCCAAGGGATTTTTCTAACAACTTAAATACCCTATCGCGTTTCTTCTCTTTATTGGCAGTCATAGTTCTCTCCTTATTCAAATTCTGGTACAAACCAGTCATCATCCAACGCCCATAGACAGTAGGACGCTTTCTTCTGGGAACCTCGACGTTCTATCTTGGCTTCCCAAATCTCCCCATCGCGGTGCAGCTTGCCCAACGCAGACTGAACCTCGTCATTACTTGCGTCTAGTTTAGACGCTATCTCACTAGCCCTATGTGCAAACTGATTGTCTGCTTCAGATAGCAACGTAAGTATGCGATCTTCCATCTTAGCTACCACTACGCGGGGTGTTTCTTCTTCGTATGCTTCACCTGCATCGACAGAATGTGTTACGCTCTCAGCAATAACACCCACAACTTGATACTTGGTTGCGTTAGCCATCCTTGAAGTGTTGGGTATCACTCGCATCTGGGCAAGTGTACCTTCGGCAAGGTCATACTTATTGACAAGGTTAGGCGGTATAAACACGCGCTCCCCTTGGTCTATGTCAACTCCAAATCCGCATCGCTTACCCACCAATACGTGCTGCACGTATATCTTTAGTGTGTTTAACATTGTTCTCTCACTCTTTTATGATATTGTTTTTATGAGGGTGGCAATAATTTAAACCGAGTTACCTGCGGTCTGCTTTATTACTGTACTACACCTACAGCCACCCTCACCCCTACTAGGACGTGTCCTAGTTAATGCAGGTGTCTTTTCTGAATTATTGCGGCCATGAAGTTATTAGCATCACGTAACGCTATATCTTCACCTTTATCTTCGGCCCTTTCACGATCTTCTTTTATGGCTTCGCTTAGAACAGCGGTCACTGCCACCATTATAGAAGGCCATTGTTCTTGCTGCTCAAACAGCAAAACTAAATTTGCAACGATCAACGACATAACTTCGGGTGACGCTTCTTTCGGCGCGGCCTCTGCTATACGGTGCATCGCTACCTCAAACTCTTCTTTATCCATCTTGGTTCTCCTTGAATTTTATCTGGTAACGTCTGGCCCTACTGATAATCATCTCTACGGGTGATCCTGTAATCCTTGCGGTTTCCGCTATAGAAAAACCTTGTTGCGCTAGACGTAGTATAGCCTTCGCAGGGTTCGATCTTTCTATCTCCGACATGCGGGGCTTACCGCTGCCTTTAGTGTGTTCTTGCGGTATGCCGTAGTTAAGTGATCGACCTCCGCAATAATCAATCATCCGCTTGTTCTCGGCTTTCGCCAACTGTTTCCACTGCTCCAACGCTGTCAAGGGTCTCTCCTACCTTATTGATACGGTTTATAAGATTGCGTAAATCCGCTTTTAGTTCGCGGTTCTCTTTACATACGCGCTCGTACTCATCACGGTTAATCATGCTAAACTCCCATTTAGTCATATCGCCTTGCCCCATGCACGTAGGTCACTAACATAACGTGTTAGTTCTTCTTGTGCTGCAAACAGGTTGTTCTTGGCATTAGGCATCGGGTCTCTATCGTAAGACTTCTCTTGCCACATATCTACCTGTTGGCGTAGGAATTTTAACTCTGATTGTTGAGCGGGGGTTAACTCTGCATTTTTATCCATTTGGCATTGCCGCCCAACTGCCTAACGTGTCGGTCAAGTCACCAACTGTCCATTCGTTTACAATCATATCGCAGCCCCCCGCTGCACGTATCTCTCTCAGGTTCTTCTCTTGCAGAGGCGTGGGTGTGTTTTTACCTGCCTTACATTCGATCCCAAAGAACAGCCCTTTGTAGCAAGCCACGATATCAGGTACACCACTTTTACCAAACCCTGCCGTAGCGGGGAAGAAATAATAAGCACCTAATTCTTTAAGCTGCTTTACTGCTT